AGCTGAAGTTACTACACAGTTTGTATTGCCCGGTCTCGGGGCCGCAGGTGTTGCCAGCAAGATAGGTCGGGTCGCGAACCTCGGAACTGTCGCCCGTCGTGCAGCACAGGTTGGAGCCGCAGGTGTAACAGATGCCGTTGTTGCTACTGATGGTGTGACAACACTCGGTGACTTCTTTCAGGCTGGACCAACACAAACAGAAGACACCATCGGTCTTCGTGGCAAAGAGTTGGCGGCTGCTCGTATTGGCAACAGAGTTAGCTTTGCCCTCGAGGCAGGTGGCCTAACTGCTGTCCTTCCAGAAGCGCTACAAGCGGTTGGCCTTGCTGGTCGTGCAGCGACAAAGGTAGCTACACCTATCGTTGCACCAGTGGTTAGAAAAGGCATCCTTCCTGCTGCCGAAGCAATCAGCAAACCAATTAAACAGCTTGCAGAACGTGATGATCTCATAGGCGAGAGCTTGAACAGCATAGCATCTGTGTTTCGTTCACGCGGCAACCTACCTCAAGATGTGTTTGAGGTTAAGTCGCTTGTTACAGGCAAAGTTGAAGCAGAGCTTGGCGAGGCTGCTGGGTATTTAAAAACCATTCAACGTGACTTGGATAAAGTGTTTAAAAAGTCAGAAACCGTGATGGTTGAGGGCACACCTTTAGCTCGGTCAGAAATAATGAACCGCTTGTATGGGTATCTTACAAAAGATCCAGACTTTATTCGCAATGCTGATGAGTTAGGTATACCGCTCGAGAGCATGCTACCGGATTTCATGCGTGTGCCTGCGAAGCAGATGAGGACACAGGTTGACAATTTGTCTGATGCTATTAAGAACTCAGACTACTTAGCTACCCGAGAAGCAGACGATGTAGTCAACGCCATCAATGACAACATCGGATCGTACTTGCGTCGTAAGTACAAGATCTTTGAAGACAAGAACTTTATTAAAAGTGATCAGTTTGCAGAAGCTCGTAAAGAAGCTATAGACTTTTTCAAAGCTAATCCAAAGGCCGCAGAAAATTTATTCAAAGATCTGAATGACGCTCCTATACCCGATAACTTTTTAGTGGGCGTGGGTAAGTCACAGAGAGTAAGCGACGCTGCCGCAGAAAACTTGGTTACAGGGTTTGTAAATAGGTACGCAAACAGAGGCCGTCGTCCAGTAAAGTCTGGGACCGAGGCGCAATCAAGAATTGCTGACAAGAAAATAAAGGAAGGTTTATTTGCCTCACGTCAAGTAAACAACAAAGTTCTTCGTAATCTTCTTGGGGAAGTTAAAGACCCAGAAGAAGCCTACATATCAACCATCGCTGATATGGCAGAGTTTAGGGCAGTTGATGATTACTTTAAGTATATTCGTACAAACCTTGTAGACCAAGGCGACAACTTTATCAGTGAAACAAGATTTGCTGAGTCGCCTGTAAAGTACGAAGGTTACGAGCAGCTTGGCAAAGGCTTTGGTTCTCTCGAGGGTGTGTATGTCCCCCGTCGTATCTACAACGACATGACCCGGCTGACCATCGGTGATGCTGGTACGATGGGCAATACTATGAGAGCAGCCTATTCAGCTTTCCTGAAAACAAAAGGTGTTACTCAGTACACCAAAACAGTTCTGTCCCCGATCACACAAATTCGTAACGTGACATCTGCCTCGTTATTTGCTTTGGCTCAAGGTAATGTTGGCGGCGGCGCAAACTTGTTTGAGTCCTTCGGCACTGTGCTAGGCAATATCTCTAAGAAGGGTAACGCAGACCGTCTCAAGTATTATCAAAAGCTACAGCAGCTTGGCGTTGTTGGTACACAGACTCAAGTTCGAGAGATGGACCGCCTGATTAACGAAGGTCTTGGGTTTACCCGTCAGGCTGATGCAGACATTATGGGCATACCAGTAGGTCAAAAGGTTGGCAATGTATTCACTCGCTCAAAGATCGGCAGCTTTCTTTCCAGCGCTAACACAAAAGCCAAAGACTTCTATCAGGGCGGTGACGATGTTTGGAAGATCTACAACTTCGAGTTCGAGAAAAATAAAATCATTCAAGCTTTCGGCACCGAGGATGCAGCAGCGCAGGCACTTGGTAGATCTGTGGACGACTATGCAGCGGACATAGTAAGAAACACGGTGCCTAACTATGAGCGCGTACCAGAGTTTGTAAAAGGTATTCGAAAACTTCCTGTTGGTAACTTCATCGCCTTCCCTGCTGAGATACTTCGCACCAGTGCCAACACACTTGGTCTTGCTCTTCGTGAGTTAGGTAGCGACAATCGTGCTATACAAGAAATAGGTATGCGTCGCCTGACTGGCTTTACATCAACAGCCGTCGTTGCACCAGCCGCGCTACAAAAAATGGCGATGGATTTGACTGGTGTGTCTCAGGAACAGATCGATGCAGCCCGTGAGAGTGGTGCGTCATGGCAGAAAAATAGTCGCCTAATTCCTACAAGCGTTGACTCGAAGGGTAACCTTACAGGTTACATTGACTACAGTTACACAAATCCATATGACTATTTACAACGTCCAGCCTTGGCTATCATGAATGCTATAAACAAGGGCGAGGCTTTGGGTAAAGATGCAAACGAAGTTGCTTCCGAGGCAGCTATCGGAGCAGTGGCAGAAATCTTTGAGCCATTTGCTGGTGAGTCAATCATCACGGAAAAGATTATTGATGTCACCACCCGAGGCGGTGTGACACAGACAGGCGCAAAGGTGTACCGCCCAGAAGATACAGCAGGTGACAAAGCATTTAAGAGTTTTGTTCACATCGCTGACTCAGTTGTTCCCGGTGGTGCACCATTTCAGTTAAAAGGTATGGAAAGAGAGACACAGCAACCGGGTATCGAGGTCGGGCGTTTCGCTCGTTCTTTCTTCGCTGACTCTACTGATCCATCAGGTAACGAGCGTCTTGCTGCACAGGAACTGCTTCGTGCTTTCACAGGTGTGTCTGAAATACAGGTCAAGCCAGAGAATATCCTGATGTACAAAGGCTATGAATATAGCCGTGGTATTCGTAGTTCTAGTCAGATATTTAACACGGCAGTATCCACACGCGGTACTCTTGATCCGGAAAATGCAATCAGCACTTTTCGTGAAGCCAACGAAGCTAGGTTTAGGGTGATGCGTGATATGTACCGGACGGTACAAAACATGCGGTTGCTCGGTATGTCTGACGCAGAAATTCGTAGGGCGATGCGTAAAAACAAAGTTGGAAACATCCCCGAGTTGATGCGCGGTGTATACGATCCGATGAAAGTTAGTAGCGAGATCCGTCGTCGCGCCAGAGAGAACGACAATCGCTTGCCTATTGCGGAGTTGAACGCCATTCGTCGCGAGTTCCGTAACCGCAGGCTCGACGAACCGTTTGAGCCAGAGGTACAAGAGGCACCTGCCTTTACTCCACAACCAGTACAAGAGGCACCTGAAGCTACATTCACGCCGCAGCCTGCTCCTACCACAGCCCCCGCAACTCCGCCCTCGAACCTCGGTGCTCCACAACAGCAGCGGGATCTAAGCTTGCTTGGTAGTAACCCAATTGATATACTGAAGAACCAACAGATTTCTCAGAGACAGCAATGAACAAAGATCAGTTACGCGAAGAACTTGCGGACGACGAAGGCTGCAAGTACGAAATATATTTAGATCATCTTGGTCTACCAACTTTCGGAATCGGGCATCTGATTAAAGATGCAGACCCGGAGCACGGACAACCAGTCGGCACACCTGTATCGGAAGAACGGGTGCGGCAGGCTTTTGATCTGGACATTCTTGTAACCATCGAGGACTGCCACAGGCTGTACGACGACTTCGATGAGCTACCTGAAGAGGCTCAGTTGGTGATCGCCAACATGTGCTTCAACCTCGGCTACCCGCGCCTGTCCAAGTTTAAAGGCATGAAGGCTGGTATAGAAGAAAGGGATTGGCATCGTGCAGCAGACGAAATGGTCGATTCGAGGTGGCATGATCAGGTTCCAAACCGAGCCAAAAGACTGGTCAAGCGGATCCGCGCCCTAGCACAAGACAACTAGGGGAATAAAACGCTTATTTTCCCTAGTTGCAAATCACTGAAATTGTTAAATAAAAACATCGATTCTCGTCGAGCTAATTTATAATGACCGTATCATCATACCATCAGGTCCCTGAGAATCGCCGTTTTGCTGTCAGGTTTCCACACCTTCGGGTGGTTTGACCGGATCGCAGCGTACACCCATTACAACATGATCTTCATTTATCGTAAGTAGCTGCGCCGCCATCTCAGTGGTTCTATTGACACACTCATTAATAGTTTTGTAGGGGCCGCGTGTATCGTCAGCCGCAAAACAACTATCTAAATTACCCATCATGCAAACCAGTACCATCGCCTCGAACATCTTCTTTTCCATCCTTTGGTAAGTATACAAGCACAAACGCCTCGCAGTTACCGCAACTAAGATTGGTTACCATGTCGTATACGGCATCCTCTTCTTCGAGATCGTGATCACCGCCCCAAGTTAAGTTAACCCCGCAATGCCAACAGTTCATCCTACTTCCCCCCAGTTATCACCTAACTCCGCATCAACATCGAAGGGTATCTTCAGTCCTTCAACACAAGTTGACATGATCTCAACAATCCTGTCCGCCTGTCCTTGATCCTCGATACTAAAGCACAACTCATCATGCACTGTAAGCATTGGCACAAGCCCTTCGTTGTAGCAGGTAAGCATTGCTTTCTTGGTCTGGTCGGCACTCGAACCTTGAATCAGTTTGTTCAGTGCCTTATATGTAAAAGCAGGACGGATAGCTTGTCGGCTACCATATTCCTTGACTGCTTCTTCCAGCTTCAACGGCTTATGATAACCATACGCCTTCGGTTCCCACCTGTCAAAGCGGCACTTACGCCCTAGATAGGTCCGAATGTGACCGTTCTTTTCCGCAGCAGCAGATGCCATATCTGCTAGTCCACGAACAAACGGCACCTTTTCATTGTATTGGGCCAGCAATGTTGTCGCTTCGTCCTCGCTAATATCTAATGTTCCGGCAAGCTTCTTCTTACCCATGCCGTACATGATACCGAGGTTCACAGTCTTGGCTTCCTTACGGCTGATGCCAGCAAGGTCTGCCACCATCTGATGGAAGTCAGCGTCGCCAGACTTGTACATATCCACGACGTTATCGATCTCTGGGTGCCGCGCAGCTTCGCCCAGACTAGCGCAATAGTGCGCCAGCCAACGTGGTTCCTGTGAGGCGTAGTCAAAACTTCCCCACTTGCAGCCTTCTTCTGGTATAAATAAACCACGGATCATTTTCTTAATCTCAGGGTCACGAGCCGGGATCTGCTGTAGATTAGGGTTGCTCGAAGAAAAGCGCCCTGTTACCGTACCGCCCTCATCAGTACGCAAAGGATGAAACTCACAATGAATACGCCCCTCATGCGAATGCTCAAGAATTGTCTCGATAAAGGTCGTGTTGGCCTTGTTAAACTCGCGCAGCTTTACAATCTTCTGTGCCACTGGATGCGCGTGATTCGCCAGAAACTGTTTTGTAAAGGCGGGAGCGCCCGTCTTCTCTGTCCTATGATACTGAAGCCCAAGGGCATCAAACGCCTTTGCCACAGATGTAGCCACCCACGGCTCGATGGCGACGCCAGTCTCTTCCTTTATTTCTTTAAGTAGATCCTTCTCTCTGGTTTGCAGGAGCTTACGCGCCCGTTCAGCGGCGTCTAAATCAACCCGCACACCTTTTGTCCGCATGTCCAGTAGACACGGTAGTAGGCTGTTCTCGAGGTCAAAGACACCAACAACATCATCCTTCTCTATCTCCACCCGAAGCCGCTCCCACAGCCGCAGGGTCACAGCAGCATCCTGTTCTGCATAAGCCCCAACGAAAGTGGATGGCAGTCTCCACATATCCGCCTTTGGATCCACCCCGAAGTACCCAGCAGCCTGCTTCAACAAGCGTTCGTTTTTGTACTCGTTAAGGTAGCGACCAGCCACTGAGTTCAAATTGTAAAACCGCTCGTTCTCATTTAACAAAGGCGCGGCTACCATAGTATCGATCACCCGCCCTCGAACCTCGATCCCTTCTGCGCGAAGCCAGCCTAGATCATAAAGAGCGTTGTGAAACACCTTCTCAATGGACTCGTCAGCCATCAGCTTTTCGAGCCACTTCATCACGGGTGTGCGGGGCATGTTACCGCCGCGCTCGTGCTTGATAGGAAAATACCAAGCGCTCTCCCCGGCAGCTACAGCGATGCCAATGATGTACCCGTCTTTACGCACCCAGCCCGGACCCAGCCGCATTAGGTTGGGGTCTCGAGTCTCGAGGTCAACAGCGATCCGTTTGTACTGAGATAAGTCAGGCACAGTTGATGGGGGTTGCCAGTCCTGAGACAAAGGCAGCGCCGCTTGTTGCTTGATCTCTTCTTGATCTTCAATGTCTGTGCTATGCTTCATAACAGGGAACTCATCTCTGTGGCTGGGGTGCTCTATAAAACTATACTGATGTTTATCACTCATCCTTTGTCGAAACCTCACCACCACATGCCATATAACCGCAAGCATCGACCCAGTTGTCTGCATGCTTTGGGTTCGAGGCTATACGCGCAATCTTCAACAGGGTCATCTTGACGGCACAGTCTGCCCCTACAGGCAAGTCATCAGGCTTGATGCTGTCCCACCAATACCATACAGTCTCGATGTTGCAGAAGTTATCTTCCATATCACCGTGCTGAGACGCACGATCCTGTGTTACATAGCCCTTGGCTGTGTCTAATACGTCCGACCTATTCATCATCCATCTCCTGACTAGATGTCTGCCTTGTTCTGAAAAAAGTGTTGTGTTGTGGGTGGTCTACATTAAACAACCGGGCATAGTAGGCCGTGTAATTATTGTTCAGCTTAAACTTAGTGCTTCTGGTTTGCACGTCGGTGTGCCAGCGTATTCTCTCAAACACAGATTTAGATGAATAATTCTGAAAGCCTACAGAAATTAATTCAAACGAAAATTTTTTGAATAGTGTGTAAACCTCGGGGTTGTCCTCGTGAAATCTACGCCATTGCTTTCTTATCTGTGTCATATCTCAAACCCATACCTGTTTTGTGATTCAATTAAATGAAGCTCCTTTCGAGCGCGAGTCATACCAACGTAGAACGTGCGGATCTCGCCGTCCTGATCTGGTGATTCAGTGCATGCTTTTGATGAGTCTAAAAGTAGTGCGACGTTATCCGCCTCGCCACCTTTGGCTTTGTGAATCGTCGATATCCGAATCCTCGGCTTGCCCGATAAGATAGACTCGCCCATCCGACGCACAGAAGTAATGTAGATCCGCTCCCTCTCGCTGACCTTGATCACTTCGTGCCACTTGCTCTGGCTGGATATCTGGGGGTCTAGACTCGGTAGTATATCTTCTAGCGTGTAAGTTAGCTCTGGGTCCAAAGCCTCGAGGTTTTTCTTGCCAGCTTTGGTAGCCGCGCCACTCGATAAGCTTTTTGAAAATTCCTTCAGTTCCTTCGCAGAAAGATAATGTCCTTTGCATAGTCTGAGCCACACCTCGAT